CGCTTACGCCATGCTCAACCCGGACGATGAAGTCATCCTGGATGATCGCAGCGCAGAAGTGCTTCACCTTCCAGCCAATCGTGCCGCGCTGGTTCAGCGGGTCGAGAGCGCCGGAAGAACCGGGGGCCTTCACGATGGTCTGGATGTTGGGAGTACCCCGGCCACCCAGCTGGACGATACCGAAAGCATCCCGACCGTAGATCAGGGTGGCATGGACTTCAGCACCGCTGGAAGCACCGCCGGAGGGCACAACCTTCAGGGCGTTGGTGGTAGTCCATTCTGTGGTGTCCGCAGGCACCCAGCGGAACTTCACCGTCTTGGCCGCGGCATCCACGTATTCAATACACATGGGAGTCACGTAGTCGGTGCTGGACTTGGTGTACTGCACGTAGACCATCTTGCCGGTCAGCTCACGGGCTTCGTCCTCGCTGATAGTGTCGGAGACAGTCATCGTGCGGGTGGCGGCGCTGAAAGCAGTTGCGGTCAGAGCGGTCTTGGTGCCATACAGGTAGGTTTCATTGGCAAAGGTCTTGCCATTGTCCACCTCAAAGAACTTCACCTTGTAGATCCGGCCCAGCTCATAATTTGCTTCGCGGGTCTTGTCCTGATACTTGTTCGCGTCTTCCCAGTGAGTATCATTGGTCAGATCGAAATAGGTGTCATGGTCGATCTTCGCATGGTAGTAACCATCGCTGAAGGGCTGGGCACCGGCCTTCTTCAGCTTCCGGACAACGCGCTTGATCACTGCATAGGTCAGCACATCGGACTTCGTCAGGGCGGCACGGCTGGTCACGGAGCCGGGATACATGACATTCAGACCGGCGCTGATCTCATCACGGACGATGGTGTCCAGAGACAGCCGGGCCTGGTTGTTCAGCCGGTCAGACATGGCCTTGGTCATATTGTCGATGTGGAACAGATCGAATTCATCCGTATAGGGGATGTAACCGCCGTAGGGCTTGGTCATCACGGAGAATTCGGTCTCGGTCAGCTTCTGGCCATCAGGGGTCACGCCTTCGTACAGAGGCTTGGTGATGGCGGGCAGCTCGGTGAAACGGTGGAAGTGAACGTGCTTACCGTTGTGCTCGGGCTGCTCAATCATCTGGGCATCCCGGGCATAGCCCAGGTTTGGCTGCACGTTCTTCAGCGCCCGCCGCTGGAAATAATCCTGCAGGGTCGGGGATACGCCCTGGTCATAGGAATAGTTGAGATTATCAAAAACTGCCATAATCATTCACTCCTTTTACACTTTAAATCTCGCTCCTTCCTCCAGGCGCTTATTCAGCCGGTCGAATTGTTCGTCACTCATACTGGCGATCGTGGATTTCTCCGCGCCGCTTGCACCGTTGGAGGAGCGCATGGGAGCAGGAGCTTTCCGTCTGGCCTTCTGCTCTTTCACAGCATCAGCCACATCGTAAAAATCCCACTCTCCGGATAGCACTTTGTTTCTGGTTTCTTCGTTTCTGTTGAACTCCGCCATGACATCGATACCTCTGGAGGCTTTAACCTTCTGGGCCTGTCGGGCCAGCATATCAGCTCTGATGTCTGCGGCGTTGTCCTGCTTGGGAGCAAACTGCCCCTTCTCGTTTCTGGGCTGCTCAGTCTCTACCGGCTGAGGCCGCCCCTGGCGGTAACGCACAAGCTCCTTGGCGGTTTCCAGATCCTTGACCTGTCCACTCTGCACAAGCGCCCTGGCGTCTTCCTCCAGCATCCTCTCCATCAGCGGAGCCAGCTTAGCGTCATACTCCGCCCGAACCTGGGCCACAGCCTGCTCCACGGCCTTGCTGATCCTTTTCTGGACATACCCCGGTTCCTTCAGGCCGCCAGCGCTCTGCGGCTCCTCTTCCTGGGTTTCCTGTCCTTCTTCGTTCAGCTCAGTCAGGTCAAGGCTATCGTCCTGCGACTCTTCAGCGGGTTCTCCGGTCAGTAAATCTTCTGCTCCGGTGTTCTCTTCCTGCTGAATAATCTCGTTCTCGTCCATAGGGTTTCTCCTTTCATTCATCCGTAAATCGCGGAATAAATGGTATGCAAAAGCCCCCGCAAATCACGGGGGCAGGTTGCCAAGATTATCGGGATCCCATCATCTGCTGGATCTGCTCATTCGAGATGCCTCTCGTCTGTTGCAAATACTGAAGAACCTGATTGGGATCGTTCAGTATGTTTTCCGGTATATCCGGAAACTGCTGTTTCACGAACGCTGCCGGATTCTGCATACTCTGCATGATCTGATTCACCTTCTGATAGGCGTTGATCATATTAAACAGAGGGTTCGGCATTCGCCTTCACCCCTTCCAAGATTTCCTTCTTCAGCTTCTCAAGATCGGCCTTTGTCACATAGTCCCCGGACTGTCCGGGAAGCATGGAGGCCTGTTGCTGGGCTTCTTCCCGGGTATAGGTCAGCTTCTGGATCGGGTTCGGCATTCCCATCGGGTTCATGCTCTTCAGGTAAATGAACTGACCGTTGGTATCCCACAGCGCGATGGGCACCCCAGCAGGTATCCCCGCGGGCATCTGGTAGGCCCTCGCCGCTGCCTCGCCGTCCACGCCAACAATGGCCCCGGGGTAGGACTGCGCGGGAGGCGAATAGCTCTGCTGTGCGGGCTGATAGGACGGTTGAATGCCGTACTGCGGCATCATATACGGATTGTTATACATCGCCATGCTACTCATCCTTTCCAGAAATAGGTCGGTATCTCGTCTCCGCTGTCCCAGGCGTCGTAGTAGTTCCCATCGATGACCGCGACAGCATGGTTTCCAGTGCCTATGATATAAACGCCTTCAGGGAACTCATAGCAAAACGCCCTGACGCTGATACACATCGGACAGCTCTCCGGAATCAGAAACGGCTGAAATCCAAGCCTCTTCAGATACAGCCCCCAGAGCCAGTTGGAGCTGGGCATGGTGCACTGCTGGTCGGCAAGCTCACACAAATCCCAGAAGACATCGTGCCAGCTCCTGCCGGTTGCCGCGCAGATCGCCCGGATCACACAGTCAGGCTCTTCCGATCTCTTTGGATTCGGATTCCACTTTACCCACACGGTTATCCCTTCTTCAGATCCATGATCTCGTGCTGTACTTCGGTCATCTGGCCTTCAAGCTTGTAGGTTCTCTCAATCACGTTGTTATGCTTGTCCACCTTGATCTCCAGCTGCTTCATCCGGTATTCCATCAGCGCCGTAGACCTTCGATTGCTGATATAGGTACCAGCCAAAGCACACAGAGCCGTTATGATCGCCGCAACAATCGTCCCCCATTCCATCGGTTACACCTCCTTATTCACCAAAAATCTGGACATGATGTAACCCTCAGAAACGTACCGGACTTTAGCCCATTCTCCCTCCACGGCAACTACCTCGCAGGAGTCCCCCTCCCGGAGACGCCCCAGGTTCGCACTGTTTATAGTCGGGCCTTTTCGAACGTTCACCGTTCCGTCATTCGGCACATCCACGGTGGCTGTTCCAGGCTTCAGGCCCGGCACAGGATCACCACGGTCGGAGGAATAGCCGATCCCCCTGATCAGGCCATAATGCGTCCAGTCACTCAACCGGGATTCAACCACCCCGTAATAGGTGCTCTTGGCTTCAACCACCCTGCCGTCTCCAACGTAGATGCCTACATGGTAATAGTCATCCCCGTTACGGAGCTTGAACACCAGTGCTCCGGGAGGCACGGCGTTTCCGGCGATGTAGCCCTTCTCAAACATCGAACCCTTCCACATGGAATTGCTCCCATGCGGCACGGTAACGCCCAGCTGCTTGCAGAGATACTTCACCAGCCCGGAGCAGTCAGCCACATAGTGGCCTATCCACTTCTTTCCATACTTTCTTGCGGACTCATAATTGCTCTCTGTGGTTTTATCCACGGCGTCCTGAAGAGCTTGTGTCCATTTAACCCCGGCTTTCCCCCAGATGTACCCCCACTTCTTTGGGAGGATATCCAGCGCCAGTCTTGCCAGATCCTGTCCGGTATACATTCAGCTCACCTCCATCAGGTCGGAAGTTACAGCCCTGTCGGGGTGCCTTCCGGTACCGGCGTACCCATAGGCACACCAAGCGTGTTCCTCGCCTGATCCACCACAGCGCTCGGGCTGTCAGCGGTCGGGGTCATGCTTCTCGGGCGCTGCCTGGTGCTGGTCGTGGACAACGTGTTCGCCATCTCAGCGGTGGTCTGACGCAGGCTCTGGTTCTCCTGCTGCATCTGCTCCATCTGCTGGCTCATCTGCTCCACCTGCTGCTGCAGGGCCTGCATCTGTTCCTGGTAGTGCTCGTTTTCTTCTATCACGGGCAGCACCTTGTCCTTGCCATCCAGATTCAGGATGCGGAACAGAGCGCTGACCGGGAAGAACTGCTGAGCCTGCGCGGCCATGTTATAAGCTTCGACAAACATCTGGTTCTGGTTTGCGATCCGCTGCGGGTCGCGGCTGGATACCTCGATCTGCACGGTATAGGGCGGAGGATTCACAGCTCCCTTGGTCTTCCGGCCAAAGAGCTTCCGCGTATCAAGCTTCATCCCTGCCTTACGCCCGGTGATCATCATCACCCGGTCATCATCGTAGAACTGGCTCATCAGCCAGATGATCTGCTCGACAATCTGTTTAAAGCCATACTTGAGCTGTTCCGTCCGCATGGAGGCGATCTTGCCGCCAGCCTGAATCAGGCTGTTAATGGCTTTACCGGAGACAATGCCACCGGTGGTCTCACCACGGGTAAACTGGTTGGCACCAGAATCGGCCTTCAGGTCACTCTGCAGCATGGTCATCAGCTGCACGATCGTCCCGTTGAAAGGCTGGTTCTGCATCCACTGCATATTGTCGGGAGTAATGTTATCGCCTTCGATGATATCGTTCTCCCAGTCCATCAAGGCTTCCCGGTCGATGCCGCTTTCCCTCCGGATCAGCAGCCTCCCCTTAGACGCCATCCGGGCATTCATGTCGGCGTAGCTCATGTATCGGTTAATATACCGCATCATGGGGGTAAGCTCATGCACAAGCCCTTCACCTGCCAGGCTTCCTTCCACGCTGTCATGAACATCCACAACGAACGGATACATCCCATGCGAATACACATCCTTCTGCTTTTCCAGAAGCGCCCCGCCAGCGGCGTAGGCAACGTTAACAGTGTACCGCCTGGTGGAGGCGTTATACTCTCTCCACCAATACTCGATCATCAGCGCCCGCTTCTCGTCACTCGCATGCTCGGCATCTTCCTGTCCCTGGGTCATGCCAACCTCGTTGTGAGTGCCGTCCTCGCTGGTAACGTATTTCCCTTCCTCGGGGTAGTGCTCCCGGAACCATGACAGTGGGTGCCAGCCCACTTTCATCACGGCCCGGCAGTCCTGGATATTGTCCGCCGTTGGATCCCACAGGAAGGCCTCCAGAGGCCACCTGAGCAGAGCAATCTCCCCGCGCCCGTGGGACATGTCCTGATCCCAGGCGATCTGCGTGATCGCCGTCCCCGGGCCGTAGAAGTCCTCGCACCTGCGGTAGTGCAGCTGCTCGAAGTTATTGGCACAGTACACAACGTAATGCACCATGTCCTGGAGATCGTCCGCGGCCTCCTGGGCCTCCTGCGTCTCCGGCATCAGCTTGGCCTCCGGCATGGACAGCATCTGGTCGGCCACCACGTTATTGATCGTGCTCTTCAGCGTCTGCATCTGCAGGGTTTTCTTCTTAGCTTTCCGTACCATCGCCGGATCGTCCTGCTTCGGATCGTCCATATGGAGAATCCTCCGGGACTCCTTGGCGGCGTCATGGTACGGCCTGTTCATCTCCTCGAAGATGTCCAGCCGGTCATAGATCTTCTCCAGCAGCTCCTTGTCTTCTTCGTCCAGCGGCTGCTCCTCCAGGTACTCCTCTGTCAGAGCCTGTTGCTCTTTCTCGGTCATCGGCTGTCACCCCCTTTCCATGTTTCACATTCAAGCTGTGCTAAATTTAGAGAAATGTTGGAAGGTTATCCGTCACCGTATTACACCACCCCAGACCTTACTCTTGCGGATCGGTGGAAACCAAAACGTAATGGCGGGATGTTCATCCCGTCTGCCCCTACTAACCGCATCGCACCGGAAGCCACTCCGTATCATTTGATGCATAACTTCGGAGCTGGCAGAGGCGTTGGTCGCGTTCTTCTACCTTGTCCCGGGTGTAGGCGGCTAACCTCGCTGTAACAAGGCGGCTCCTGCTGGTTCGCTTGCCTGTTAATCAAATGGGCTGAACGGTTTATACGCCACAGGCGGTTTCTTCGTGGGCGTCACCGGATGCGCCATCAGCACGTACCTGGTCTCGTCATAGGCGTGATCCTCAGCATCAGTGTCAATGTCCTCCGGTTTTTTCTCGGAATACGGAAGCGTGGAGACCGTCCGGATAAAATCCTTGCAGGTGCTGAACACCTGCAGCTTAGGCCGTCCGTTCTCATCGAACCTCAGCCGCTCGTGCAGCTGCATCTTCCCGGCGATCCGGGCGTTATCGCCTTTGTCAAACACGATACCCCGGTGCCGTCCGTAATAGCCAGGAGCCATCTGGTCTGCTACGCTGTCCCCGCGTGACTTATCGAAGATAGCCGGGTCAGCCACCCGGAGCACCCGGATGTTGTCCCTCATCTCCGGCTCCTCCCGCTCCAGAATGCCGTCAGCGATCTGCACTGGCGTCAGCTCCAGCCCCACGTTAGCCTGCCGGGGTTTGCACCCGTACCACTCGCGGTACCGATACAGGCAGCCGTCAGGCCCCATAGCAAACCACCCGCAGGAGAACGGCTTGCTGTAGCCATGGTCGAACCCGAAGTACCGGGGCCAGTCCGAAGGAATATCGAACGGCTCGATCACATGAGTCCACAGCCGGTCACGGTAGTGCTCAGGATCGTCTCTCCACTCTTTAAACACCTGGCCCTCGAAGCTGTCCCAGTCACCGTTGAGCAATGCCGCCCGGAGCGCCGGGGGCTTCTGTTCCAGCTCGAAAATATAGTCATCGGTGATGAATGGGTTCTCCATCGCCAGGGCCGGGATGTACTGTGTGCGAATCCTCTTGGACTTATGCAGGGTTTCTGAATAAATCTCCTGAGTCTGGATGGACATGTAAGGCCCGGCGTCCACGAACATCTTTTTCACCCAGCCGTGGCCAATGTTGCCGGGGTTGCTGGCAGACCGGACAATGGGCACAACGCCCAGGGACTTCTTAGCACGGAGACGGGTCTTGATGAAATCGTAGACCACCTGCTCGAAAGAGGTTAACTCGTCAAAATAGAGAAACTGAATTTCAATACCGGAGTATTTGAACCTATCAGCTTCATTCTCGCAGTGCCGGAAAAGGATCCTGCTTCCGTTCTTCAGTTTGAATTCATGCCTCCCGGCGTTGTAGACCGCGAGGCTTTCCGGGTACGAGGCCATAGCCTCTTTGATGTCTGTATCCTCCAGCTCCTGATATGTCCGCCGGAATACAGCGGCGGTCGTACCAGGGTTTTTCAGGCAACGAAAAAAGGCGTCCATGATGAGTGCCTTCGTCTTCCCTCCGCCAGCGGCCCCGCCATACAGAATCTCGTTAGCGGGCGAGGCGTGGAAAATTTTTTGCTTTTCAGTAGGCTTGTAGTTTATGACTATCGTTGACATGGGATCACCGTTTTCTGATTCTCAGTACCTGGAGTATAATGAGTAAAATGAGCAAATCGATCATGATTGCCTGATACGTGGTCATGGTGATCACCTCTTTAAAACAGCAGGAGAACTGCGAATCGAACACAGGTCTTCTGATTTGGAGTCAGGTGTCCTGCCACTGAACGATTCTCCTGTATACAATTTTAAAATTGGGGGTCGGCTATCAGGGTATCAGGGGACTGAGGTTATATAGTATATAGTATGGGCGGCGCGGAGTCCCTGGCACGATTCAGCCCCCCGGGGGTCGATCCGCCCACCCCCTCCCCCGGGTGGAGGGATGCCGGGGGCGGGGCGGCCTCACTCTTTTTTCCGCTCTGTGTATGGCCTGGGCCTCGGCTCCTGCCCTGGACAAATGGCTGCATACTCTGCATAACTCACTGCATAACCTGTGCATAATCCCTGTGATCCTGATAGGTTTATGCAGGATTATGCATGGCAAGTAAGCGATGGTATATCTGATTACCAGATCAATCTAAACCACAGCAAAATAACCATTTCAACTGTGCGTGAAACAATGGTTTAACGAATAGTTGAAACGATATCCGAATAACCACATACCAGATCAGCCATCATCTTCAGGCGTCCCGATGTCCGGCATTCCTTCGATCTTCACAGTGATATCGCTGTCCTCATCCTTAAATATGCGCTTGCCGGTTGCGCTCAGTGTGTTGACGGCTGAGTTCATGGCCAGCCAGGGATCACTTTCCTGTCTCATTCCCTTCCGGAGAACACTCCTGGCTTTTGAGTAGTCCCGGAAATCCCAGGTGCTGGCCTCTTCCCTCCAGGCTACGTCATATGCTGGGTGCCGTCTCCATCGGCACATGCATACATCTGCATTGTTAATCTCACGAGCTGAGGCTGTAGCCATATCAATCCCGAAAATCTCTTTCAGCTTTTCTTCCCGGGTGCAATCATTCGCTTCCATTATAGCGAGCTGCTTGATCTTCCGCGGGGCCTTGTCCTTCGGCAACTTGTTGGCTCCCATGCTATCACCTCCCTCGGTGCCCAGGGTGGGGGGCCTTTACTCTCGTTTATGTCTATGTATAGAAGAGCATGAAAAAAGCAACCTCTTATGTAGCCTTATGACTCTGAGGTTGCTGTGATGTAAGATTTATTTCTATTTCTCCGATACCATTCTACACCAAATATAGTGGTATCGTCAACAAGTAAGGCCCAACTGACTGACAAAATTGTTACGAAATTCTTAACTCTGAAATTTGTTCTTGACAAGGATGTACATCCTGTGATATCCTCGCCTCGACAGCTGGGATGTACATCCTACACCAACAACCACGAAGGAGGAAGAAACGATGACAAAATACACACTGACCAAGGTGCAGTATCAGGGATTCCCCTATTACGCTATCCTAAACAACGATAGTATGGAATACTTCGCAGGATATGATTTCATGGGAAGCGTTACCTGGGAAAAGAACCTGGATGATTGCTCCTGGCTTCTGGAAGACGAAGCCCGCCAAGTCAAAGCTGATCTCGAATCTGCTGATGCTGACGATCAGCCGAAAAAGGTCACCCTGAAGCAGTACCTGGTCAAAACCAGCATCAATGATGAACCCATCAACCGGATCATGACGGCCAACGAAATCGTAGACCTGTATGAACAGGATCAGCTCTCCGGTGTCTATGGCGAAATCAAGGTCTGGGACATCACCAAGGACGAGCCTGTACGGATGGATTTGCTCCAGATGGTGGAACCGGTCATTGCCCAGCGGCGCTGGGAGGAACAGGAATACCGCGATTACTGCGAGAACGAGCGGTACTGAAACACCTTGACAGCCATGATACACTGAATAGGGGGTGAGCAGCGTGGGAAGCCAAGCATACAACAGGGAACACGTTAAGCAGATCAAACTGGCGCTTAACCTCAAAACCGATGCAGATATCATCAACCGCCTGCAGACCGTAGACAACATCCAGGGCTACATCAAGCAGCTGATCCGGGAAGACATGAAGAAGGCCACCTCGAAATGAGGCGGCCCTTTTTCATTTCATGAGCTTGTCCAGCTCTTTCAGCGCATACCCTCTTACACGGTATGCGCTTTTATCATCTTTGAACCCCATAAGCCTGTTGACCTCCGCCATATCCTTCCCCAGAAAATAGTGATAGGTCAGCACCTTTCGAAAATTCAGCACCGGAATCTGCTCAACAAGCGCCTGGGCTTCCGTCACGATCCTGGCATACTCAGCCGCTTTACTCTCCAGCTCTGCAGCCAGATCAGCCAGCCCTATACCGGCCTGCTCCACTCTCGAATGACCATCATGCACCGATGGCATACCGCCGAAATTAGCCGCCAGCGCCCCGCCCAGGGCCATATAGTGCTGTCTCTGCTCCGCAATCAGCTGAAGCTCCTGTTCAGCTTCCTGCACCATCTCCATGTATTCCTTAGCTACCATATCGATCAACCCTCGCTTTCACCGCTTCAATAAGCGCATCCTGTCGTTCTGCTTTACCCGTCAGTATCTTCAGCACACCTTCATCCACTGTATCCTGGGCCACCAGGTGATAAATCTTCACCGGCTTTTCCTGGCCCTGCCTGTATAACCTCGCATTAGCCTGCTGATACAGCTCCAGACTCCAGGTCAGACCGTACCACACAAGAATATGCCCGCCCTGCTGCAGATTCAGGCCATGCCCTGCGCTGGCCGGGTGGGCTATCAGCAGCTCGATCCTTCCTGAATTCCACTCTCGCACCTCATCAGGCCCTCTCAGCACCTTTGCCTGCGGAAACCGCTTCAGTATTCTGTCCCGGTCATGCTGGAATCCGTAATACACCAGCACCGGCTCACCGTTGGCCGCCTCAATCAGATCTTCCAGGGCGTCCAGCTTGGCCTCATGGATCTCAGTATACCCTCGATCCTCCAGATATATTGCCCCGTTTGACAGCTGAAGCAGCTTACCGGCTAAAACCGCTGCATTTTGCGCTGTGATAGCCTCATCCTTCACCGGAAGGACTAAATCCCTTTCCAGCGTCTCGTAAGCTCTCCTGGCCTTTTCCGGCAGGCTGATTGGTACTGTGATATCCACTCTGTCCGGCATCTGCAGATAATCAGCCGCTGTCATGCTCATACAGATATCCTGTATACTGCCGTATATCTCCGCAGAAGCACCTCGGATCGGCACCCAGCTGTACACCACCTGCCCGTTAGAATGTCCTGGGGTAAACCACCGGCCCCGATAATCCCCAATAAACTTTCCCAGCCGCTCACCCTTATCCAGCAGATAAATCTGACTCCACAGGTCGATCAACCCATTAGGGGCCGGTGTACCGGTCAGCCCCACGATACGCCTGACAGCGGGTAACACCCGCTTCATGGCCTTAAACCGCTCCGCCTTGGATGATTTAAAGCTGCTCAGCTCGTCCAGGACGATCATGTCAAAGGGCCACACCTTGGATATACTCGCCTGATGCTGCACAAGCCACGGCACGTTTTCCCTGTTGATCACGTAGATATCAGCATCCTGCCTCAAAGCCGCCTCGCGCTCCGTCCTGCTTCCCAGCACCTTGGAAAACCGCAGGCCCTGAAGATGATCCCACTTGTCTGCCTCTTCCTTCCACACTGTCGCAGCCACCCGCAGCGGGGCCACCACAAGCACCCGGCTCACCGCAAAGTCCTCAATCAGGGCTTTGATAGCTGTCAGGGTGATCACTGTCTTGCCCAGGCCCATCTCCAGAAACAAGCCACAACGCTTATGCTCCAGTATCCACTGCTTTGCGGCTTCCTGATACGGATGCGGTCTGTACTGCATGTGACACCACCTCCTTCCTCAAAAACTCTTTCACATCTTCCCGCCCATAAAGCGTGTACACCTTCATGCCAAGCCTGTGCAGCCGCTTATGAGTCTCAATCTGCAATGGAGACAGCACCCCGGCATCCTGCTTCAGCTCCACGAAAAGCACCCGGCCCCCAGGAAGAAGCACCAGCCGGTCAGGCACCCCTGCATGGCCCGGGCTTACCAGCTTAAGCGCCCAGCCGCCTGCCTTCCTGACCCCTTTAACCAAGCTCTTCTCGATCCTTGACTCCAGCAAGTATCAGTCTCTCCTTCCATCTCTCCAGCTTCATGGCCTTAACCTCCTCAACCCTCTTCCGGCTGAATCCGATCTCGTCCAGGTAAAGCATCACATCCGCGATCTCCTCCTCAAACTTCTCGATCGCATCCTCCTGTGTCACCGGTGTAGGATTCGCCCCGGTGAAAACCCTCCTCAGTTTCAAAGCAGCCTGCCCAAGTTCACAGGTTTCTTCCGCAAGACCTGTCAACAACTCCGCCAGCGGTAACATTCCAACCATTTTAAAAGCCTCCCTCAAGTTTCAGCCGGTTACGGATGGGCGGATAATATACAAACTCTCTCTTATATAGCTTTTTACTGCCTCATGGGACGAAGATTGCTATTTATCCGCCCATCCGTAACCATTTAACACACTATGCTACATTTCTGTTCTTAATCGTAAACCCACCCAAAACTTACGATTTCCATGTTTTACAATTTTCTCAAAATCCTCTGCTTCCAAAGCCGCCGCAAAGTCCCTCGCTCGTTTCTCCCGTATACCATTCGCCCCCGCCCATACTCGGTATGCCTGGTATAGATCACCCGCCGGAGCTTCATAACCATCACCAACCTCGCAGGCATCTGAGAGGAATGTACCCAGCCAATCCTCGCCTTCCAGATATTTCCGGGTGGCGGCCCGGACGCATTTTGCCATTGGCAATTTGCAGCCGTTCTCGTAAAAACGCACAGCGCCCTCGATTACCCACTTCAACACTGCAGGCCCACAGTTCTTGAACAGTACGCCCTGGTAGTCCATGATCACCTGATCCGGAGGAAGCGTAGCGGGGAAAGGCGCGATGGCTATCCTGCGCTTTGTGCCTCCGTCCATTGATCCCAGCCTGGGCAGGTGGTTGGTGTGCATTATCGTGGTATGCGTAGGGATGAATTCCATCGGATCTTTATAGAGGGATCGTGCACTAATCGTGTCGCGACTGGTGATACGCTTGAGCTGCGAATTAGACATATAGGCGGATTCTTCGGTTTCGCCCAGGATGGAAAGCCTGACGCCCCGGAGCGCGGCTATGTAGCTCTGATCCGGTCTGGCTCCGGGAGAAGGCACCAGCACATCAGCGTTGATGGCTTTGGCGTAGTCCCCGAAAACGGCCTTCAAGACGCCGAAGAAAGTGCTTTTCCCGTTCCCGCCCTTGCCGTAACTGATCACCAGGCCCTCTTCATACACCTTGCCCACGGCAGCCATCCCGGCCAGCGTCTGCAGGTATGTGGCGAATTCCTCGTCCCCTCCCGTGATATGGTCGATAAAGTCAGCCCACTGAGCAGCACCCTGCAGACCGGGGCTTACCGCTGTGCATTTCGTGCACCGTGCCTTCGGATCATGCGGGCCAAGCTCTCCGGTCTGCAGGTTGATGATCCCGTCAGGCGTATTAAGCGCCCAGGGGTCTGCGTCAAAGCTGTCTGTCCGCGGCTCGTCCGCGATGCTCTTGAGGATCGTGGTCAGGTGGCTGATGCCAGGGGCCGTGCGTAGCTTGCAGACTGCGGCAAACTCCCGGGCGGCCTGGGCCTTGCTTTCCTTGTCATCGGCTAGTGCCATCTTGGCTCGGGCGTTGCTGTACAGGTCATCGGTGAATTTCATCATCAGCATGGCTGCCTCGGCATCCGCGTCCAGTAGCCAGCGCACTCCGTCCCAGAAGAGCCAGCCAAAGGACTTGTTCCGCATCACGCCGTAGCCATAGGTGTCGGAAAGCATCACCGACAGCCCTATCTCCGTCAGGTCACCCCTGAATACCTCCAGGTCAGCCTTCCGGTCGAAAACGCTTTCCGGGGTCTGCAGTACGCCCTCTGCCAGCTCGTTGCACACCTTCTCGTCCGTTTGGCACATCTTCTTCATGGCGTTTACACTGGGCAAGTTGGCGATATCCGCATCACTGCCCTTGTCCTGATCGCCGTAAAGGTGAATCCGCACCATATCGAATGCGTTGCACAACCTGTTGCTGATCGGGTCGGTTGCGTGGTGGCTGTAGATAAAGGTATCGTTGTCGTAGATCGCCGCGCCGCCGGTCGTGGAGCCAGCTGCATATGTCCACCGGTCATCCGTCACCTTGGTGTACACCCCGGGCAGGAATTTTTCGATTGCTTCGGTGATACTGTAGGCCCGGTTGAAAGCGCCTACGATCCCAGGCTTGGTGAGCGGGTCACCCTGCAGGCGGCCCATCCTGGTGATCGCGGTGGTCTGTCTTTCGCTGGTGGGCCAGGAGCGCATGTCCTGCCAGTTGTTGTACATCGCCAGGATGGCATCTGGATCCACCCAGTCCCCTTCGTGCACCTTGACGATGAATTCCCCGTCCACGCTGACGGACGGCCAGAACATGAGCCTGGACGCCTCGTAGGTGGTATCGTCAAAGGCGTTGATGTCCATGAGCTGGGCCAGCTTCCTGGCTATGGGTTCATACTCAGCGGCACTCACAGCTCTGGACAGCGGGATGACGAAACGCAGCCGGGGCTGTTCGGGAGTATGACTGTGGGAGGTATGCATCAGGCAGGCCTTACCAACCATAATGTCCCACAGCTCCCACAGCCCCATGTCGGCATAGTCAGCATCCAGGCAGATCAGCTGCCGGTCACTGATGTTCCCGGCCCTGCGTACACCGCCTTCGATCCTGCCGCCCACATACCCCCCGACATCCTTCACCTCTCCCCGCTGATCCTTGGTCATGGCAGCATACTCGGCTACCGTCTCGCTGGTCACGATAGGCGTGGAGAGCTTACGCACCAGCCGCTCCCAGCTGACAGTCTTTGGTACCCAGCGGGTGGCCTTTTTAGACTCTCCCACTGAGATTGTGATATCAGGCATTTGTCTTCTCTCCCTCCTCTCTTTGTTCATAATCTTCGCAGTATTCCTTCCCTCTCTTGACCGTGATCCTGGCGAAAAGTGGAATCCTGCAGCGTCCTTCCAGGTAGTCCGGATGGTTTTTGTTATGTTCCGGGTGTTTGACCAGCTTGGCATATTGGCAGGTCTTGCAGTCCTTCGGTTTCAACCTTGTCACCTCCTAAAGACAACCCCGGGATGCATGCTCACGGGCTGTGCTTAATCCCGGGTGGGTGTTTACTTCTCAAATTTGTGGCCACATTTGCGGCAGTAGAGATCCTTTTTCTTCACTCTTTCCTTGCAGTGACTGCAGTAGAAGTTTTCCTTTCCGATGGCGCTGTTGGGTACGATGGGTTCCAGCTCTTTGATCATCTTGGCCGGCGGAGCGTAGAAGTTATCGAGGTCTTCGTTATACGGGTCAAACTCCTCTTCATTGTTCACCAGAGTGATCAGGTTCCCCAGAATCATGATCTTGTCCCTCTTCCTCCAGACCGATCCGTCTATCTTGGAGTACAGGGAATTCAGAGCTGTCAGAATCGGTTCCTTCGCTATCATTATCATGAGCTTTATTCCTCTCTTCCTCTTCTTTCCGCCGTCTGCGGTCACCACTTACAATATCCTGCACAACGGCTTCATTATTGATGAACCAGGCCGCGTCCCGGGCTTCCGGATATTCCAGGTGCCCGACCTTCTCGTACCACATCAGGGTATCCACCGCGTCCTTCTTCAGCGCCTCCGCCAGGTTCTGAGCACCTTCCTGGCACAGGTCGAGCTTAGTACGGCACAGCTTGGTCTCCTCGGTCACCTCGTCCCGGTTCCAGGCTTTTACCGCCGCCACCGGATTGTTGGTATCTACCGTCCGGGAAGCGCACTCAGGGCACTGGGCGATCCACTTCCCCGGTTCGTATACAGAGGGTGTCACGTAGGGATGGTGTCCGCAGACGCAGGGTTTCGCCCGCTCGTGCTTAAAGGACATCACCCCGCCAAGGTTGTGCTTCGTCATGAAGCCCAGGCTGGCCAGGAAGTCCTTCATCGCCTGGTTGTCCCTCTCAGCCGTGATCAGCTTCTTCCTGAGAGAATAAGACCCGTCATTCACTGCAAGGCCCTCCACACTTATTCGCGCACTGCCGGTAGCACTTGTTAAAGGCTTCGGCGGCTTCGTCATGGTCTACAAAACGGAGCATGAAATCCTGACATTTTCCAGCCATTTCCTTTTCGGGGTTCTCACACTCGGCACAGTCTTCACACAGATCGCAGACAGGTTTGCCTTCCAGCAGGTGGTCGATCGTCTCGATGTACTTCTGATTCTCCGCGAAGGTTCTTCCCCAGGCCTGCTGCAGCTCCTGCATCATGGTCTCCCTGACCACCACGTAAGGCCCCTTGTACCCGTTATCCTCTTTTTCCAGCCGGACGATTCTCCAGGCTTCCCGTAATTCTCTAAGCATTGTTTTCTCCTTTAAGGTGTTATTTAAATCTTTTCTCTTTCGCAGTCGGTACAGATGAACCATTCTATGGTTTTGTCTCCAATTGTTGCTTTTCTTTTATGACCGAATGCTTTCTTGCCACAAAATAGACAATAATCGTATTCCATTCCCACTTCACCTACCTTATGCATCGCAGGGACAATCGTTCGTCTTAAATGTGCACTGACCATTACATAAAGTGTTGTATAACTTGCAGTACGGAATCGTAGCACCCATATCATGTTCCCATTCGACCATGGGGCAATTCCTTTGAAGCTCTGTTACGTTATTGCGAAACGCTAATATTTCCGGATTGAAAGCACTAATTATTGCAGAATTTTGCCCACATAATACAGATAAAATATCGTTATTATCCATCCTACTTCACCGCCTAATCTCTCTCATGAATTTATAAGCTATGGCTGGCACCTCAGTAAGATCATCACTTCCGCATTCTGGGCATTTCTTTTTTGCAGGTCTATAATACTTACACTCAAACTCTTTGCATTGGGGGTGTCCCGTACGTAAATCGCATACACCCTGCTCATCAGGTTTCCATGCGAAATAGGCATTGCAATTATCGCACCTGAAAGGGACACCCTTGCTTTTTACAACATCGATAATCACTCACACTTCACCGCCTTTCAGCTTTATTTTGTTAAGTTGTGCCCTTTCTCAAATCTTCACTCCGTGTCTCGCGAACTTTCTTTTCCATCTCGCTTTCCGCCGACCTTTGCGGTCTGCCCAGCATTGGACAAGGTCGCGATACAAAGAGCCTGCAGGTACCCATATCGCCATTTCCACTACCATCCTCTAAAGTGTTATTTAAAAGTGTTAATGTACTACGGTGTCGATCTTAGTGCGGTCAACCACAGTGTTGCTTTGCTTTTCATATGCATCTACATACATCTCGTTCCTGTCCCGGTTGTATGTTACTTCATAGATGCGCTGGTTATCCCCGCTATCGATGTAGATACCTTTTTTGAATCCAAGCAGATGTACCATCCAGACAACCTGTACATCCTCAATCCTGTAGTCTTCGCCGTACTTTTCTTTCGCCACCTTAATGATGGCATTCTTTGCGGCCACACAGAAATCATAGCTGCTCATGTTTTTCTCCTCTCCGTCAGTCCTTCTTGTAGTATTTCGTGATATACCCGTCACCGCGGAGCAGCAGCCCGGGTGCCCAGGGCAGCGGCTCACCCATACATTCCTGCATATACTTCAGAGCATCTTCAGCCTGCTCTTCAGTCACCTCAACGATCATTTCATCATGGACATGCATAACGATATCCGGGAAAACCTCCGCCACTCTCATCATGGCATCCCGCAGGCAGTCACGGGCGGTGGCCTGGATGATGTTTTCCACCAGCTTCGGCCCGTAAGTCTCGATCCTGCCCCACTTTCCTGCGTCAAGGCCCTCGTAGGTGATGCTTTCAGAGCCAAACTTGTTGATCCCGATTCGGGGCCTGTAGTACCGGATGGCCCGCCCGGACGGCAGCGTGATGCTCAGGAGGTTCCTTGTCATCTGAGCGCAGATCGCCGTCCTGTCCCCGGCGCACTCCAGGCGCTGGATGGTTCCCGGGTTTTCCAGAGCCTCGTGGGCCATTCTGTCCACATCCCACCAGAATTGTGTTACATGGGGGTTTGAGTTTCGCCAGGCTTGCACCAGCGGGTGCAGCTCGTCTTCCTTCAGGCCCATCTCCAGCGCACCCATAGTGGTCAGAGCACCGACAGCCCCGCCATAGCCCAGGGCCAGCTCTGCGATCTTTCCCTTCTGTCTCAGGTGGCCATTGATCCCGTGTTTTTCAACGGGGACTTTAAACATCTGGGATGCGGACGCGCAATAGATGTCCCGGCCCTCTCGAAACACTTCCATCCTCCACTTTTCGTCCGCCAACCAAGCCAGTACCCTTGCTTCGATGGCACTAAAATCCGCAACTGCAAAGGTTCGTCCTTCGGGGGAAACAAAAGCAGTTCTGGTAAGCTGTGATAGTGTGTCGGGTACGTTGCCATACAGAAGCGAAATAGCTTCTCGATCTCCTTCAAGAACGAGATTTCTGGCGGTGTCGAGGTCAGATATATGATTCTGGGGGAGGTTTTGAACCTGTACCTGTCTACCCGCCCAGCGTCCTGTCC